ATGCCTCTTGCAAAAGAGATTGGTCTTCGCACTTTGAAGTCAATCGTTGAGAGCGCACGAAATATCAGCGCTACTGACGTAACTCCACAAGCCCAACAAAATCGTAATATCTCTGGTATGATGGACTTGAATGGATTGGAGATTTGTGCGAAAATTGGTATCAAGAAAGGCACAAACGGTTATTCTGATAGTAATCAGCTTATGGCCGCACTAACGCCTGAAAATAAAGAATTCTTGCCCCAAGGCAATATTCCAGCGCAGACTACTCCTGCGGCTGGGATGCAGCAAGGACAACAGCAACAAGCGGCTCCACCCGCCTCTGGTGCAGTACCTTCTTGGGCGCAACAATAATCTAGCGGCAGGGCCATTCTGCGCCTGCTAGACCAAGGATAGGGGGGCCTTGGGCCGCGAACCCCCCAACTTACTATTCTAGCAAATAGGTTTTATTATGTTATTACGTCCCTACCAAGAGGTAGCTGTATCTGACGCCTGTAATGCGTTAGACAAACACAGCAACACATTAGTCGTAGCTCCTACGGGCGCTGGCAAAACAATCATGCTTTCTGCTTTAGTTGGCAAACGCCACGAAGAAGGCAAGCGTGTTCTAATCATACAGCATCGTGATGAACTGGTTGCTCAAAACAAAGATAAGTTTCAGAAAGTAAACCCGTACATCACAACCAGCATTGTTAACGGAACAGTTAAACATTGGGATGGCGAAGCTGTATTCTCAATGATTCAAACCATGTCGCGTGACAAAAACCTACGAGATCGCCCTAAGTTCGATATGGTTGTGATTGATGAAGGACACCATGCGGCGGCACCTACATACACAAAGGTAATCAACGCTGTTCTGGAAGACAACGATAAGGCTGAGATCGTAGGATTTACCGCAACGCCAAACAGAGGCGATGGTAAAGGTCTAAGCGGTATTTTCAACAACTGCGCACATCAAATTGATTTGGCTACTCTGATCCGCGAAGGCTTCTTAGTACGTCCTAAAAGCTACGTCATTGATCTGGGCGTAGGGGAACAACTCGATAAAGTCACAAAGCGCGGCAAAGAATACGATATGGAAGAAGTCGCGGCTATCATGGATCGTCAGGTCATTAATGATCGCATTGTTACTGAGTGGAAGGAAAAGGCAGGGGATCGCAAGACCGTTGTGTTTTGCTCTACTGTAGCGCACGCAGAACACGTTTGCGCAGCTTTTATTATGGGCGGCGTTAGAGCTAACTATCTGACGGGTGAGACAGACAAAATAGAGCGTGCGGATATGCTTCACGATCTTGAGTTTGGTGATCTGCAAGTCATTGTAAACGTAGCAGTCCTAACTGAAGGCTTTGATGCGCCACCTGTGTCTTGCATCATCCTAACAAGGCCATGCTCCCAGAAGGGAACAATGGTTCAGATGATTGGGCGTGGACTACGCATTCTTGACCCTGAGCTATACCCAAACATTATCAAGACAGATTGCGTTGTTATGGACTTTGGTACGTCAATAATTACGCATGGTGGGTTAGACGAAACAGCTAACCTAGACGGTAAGGAAAAGTCAGAAGCTGGCGAAGCTCCTACCAAAATATGCCCGGATTGTGGAAGCGAAGTTCCGTCTAACATTCGTATCTGCCCAATTTGCGAACATGAGTTCCGTAAGAGGGTTAAGGAAGAATTAGACACATTCGTTATGACTGAGTATGATCTTATGAAGATGTCTCCGTTTATGTGGATTGACCCATTTGGTCAGGGAAACGCAATGATGGCTACAGGATTTAGTGGATTTACATTGGTTGGTCAGGTTGGAGAATACTGGATAGCTATGGTAAAAGCTAAGAATAAAAAAGTTAGATTAGTTTCCATTGGCAGTAAGGTACAAGCAATGGCCGCTGGAGACGATTTTCTTCGTGAGATAGAGGACAGCAGTGCAGCAAACAAAACTAAGCGTTGGTTAAACCAGCCAGCGTCAGAAATTCAAAAGCAACATTTGGCGAGTAAAGGCGTACAAATTAACATGATGGATTTCTCTTGGACAAAGTACAAAGCCACTTGCAGTTTAAGTTATTACTGGAACAGAGAAGCAATTGACGATTTAATTATGAAACAAGCAAAGAAAATAAAGGGAGAAGCAAATGACTAAATACACACGCACAGAAATTTTAGATACGGCCAAGCAATTGGTAAATGTTGACCGAGCATCAGAGCATGGAGATATGGAGGATAATCTCACCACTATTGGAGAACTGTGGGGCATTTACTTAGATCGTCACGTCCATCCGTCTGACGTAGCAATTATGATGTGCCTGTTAAAAATAGCACGTCAAAAATCCAACCCAAAAAACGCAGAGAATTATCTAGATCTTGCAGGATATTCAGCCTGCGCTGGGGAGCTATCGGCACATAAGACAGAACCAGAGCCTGTCGTTAAGTTCCAAGGCGGCAACGTATAAATCTGATGCCGAGATTTGAAATGCACATAATGATTGCGGAAAAGGACGAGGGTAAGTTTGAAAGCTCTGAGTATAAAGTAATATGCTGGGTAAAAAACCCTAATGATTTAGAAGAAATTGAATCATCCGCAAATAATGTAATTTCTAAACATATCGAAAATACAGATCGAGAAATTTTATTTGGAAATGCAAACATATTATTAAGTGGCAAAGAGATTGTAACTATTGGGTTTAAAAATAGCCACGCAGACCCAGAAGACATGAACGAAGTTTTAGATTTGTTCGAGTTAAAAGAGGAGATAATACATTGAACGATATACCAACAGCGCCAAAGCCCATGAAGGAGTTGGCTCATATACTTAGTAAATTTGGGTGGAATACAAGATTTTCTGATCTTTCAGAAGAACAAGTGCAGACACTAATATTTGGCATACAAGAATCAAAAAGTCTAGCAGCGGAGATCGACATTGGAAAACTTGAAGACACTTACTATAAGTCAACAGGTACTTGGCCCTCTACCTCAATCCCATTTTAATTACAGGTCTGAGGTATTGAGATGATTATATCATGGTGGAGTGCAGGGGTTACTAGCGCCGTTGCAACTAAGATAGCTATTGAGGAATTTGGGAGTTCGGTAAAGCCCATATATTTTGCTATAGATTCTGCGCATGATGACAACGCCAGATTTAAAAAAGAGTGCGAAGATTGGTATGGCTGTGAGATAGAGGTTTGGCGGTCTGAAAAGTACAAAGATCAATTCGATGTTATTAAAAAGACTAGATATGTGAATGGTCCATCAGGAGCGAGATGCACTTCTGAACTCAAGAAAAGCGTTAGGCAAAGGGTAGAAAAAGAACTTACCTATGATGGTCAGGTGTTTGGATTTGAGTTTAGCAAAAAGGAAATAAACAGAGCGATAAGATTTAAGGAACAATATCCTGTATCTAAGCCTATATTTCCTTTGATTGAAAAGCGCATGACCAAGCCTGAGTGTCTGCACTTCTTGCAAAAAGCCAACATAGAAAGTCCAGCTATGTATGGGCTTGGATATAAAAACAATAATTGCATTGGTTGCGTAAAAGGTGGTGCAGGCTATTGGAACAAAATAAGAATAGATTTTCCAGATCACTTTAAGCAAATGGCTGAACTAGAGCGTGAGGTGGGCAACTCATGTATTCGTGGCGATTTTCTGGACGAGCTAGACCCTAAAAAGGGGCATAAGCAAAAGATAATTATGCCTGATTGTGGAAACTTTTGTGACATAGAATTTGAAGAATTAAATCACCCACAATTAGAAATGATTTTTGATGCTCCTAAACTAATAAGAGGTTTATAAGATATGACAGAGGCAATTGTAAAAGAAATCGAAGATGCAGTAGACATTGCAATCGTTGCAGGAGAGAAGAAAAGGACGCGGAGAAAATATATCGGTGCGTCTAGTATTGGCGATGAGTGCCAGAGAAAGATACAGTATCGCTACCTTAACTACCCTGTTGACCCTGACAAAGAGTTTACAGCGCGTACACTGCGTATCTTTCAGTTTGGGCATGAGATTGAGGATTACACAGCAAAGTGGCTGAAAGACGCTGGTTTCGATCTGCGTACAGAAAAGAAAGACGGCAAGCAATTTGGCTTCTCTATAGCTAACGATGAAGTCAAAGGACACATAGATGGTGTGATCTGTGCTGGTCCTGCAAATATGAGTTATCCTAGTTTGTGGGAGTGCAAGTCAGCAAACGACAATAAGTTTAAGGCTTTTGTTAAACATGGCGTGGCAAAAGCTAACCTAGTTTATGCAACTCAAATAGCTCTGTATCAAACGTATATGGATTTATATGAGAACCCGGCATTGTTTACTGTGGTTAATAAAAACACTTCAGAAATCTACTATGAACTTGTCCCTTACAATAAGCGTTTGGCTCAAGAGGCAAGCGACAGGGCAGTAAACATATTGACGGCGGCAAAAGCTGGTGACATTCTACCGCGTATTGCTCAGAGCAAAGATTTCTTTTTGTGTAAGTTTTGTGAGTTTAGGGAGACTTGCTGGAAGTCATAAAAAATGTGAGGCGCGCTTGGTCGGCGGCACCTCACATTAAACGAGCAGGACAGGGTAGATAGGGGTAAACTAATGAATGTTTTAAGTTTTGGCAAGTCTTCAAAGGACATTGCAGACCGTATTTCTAGGGATGTTCCTAGAAGCGTGCAGTTGCAAATATTGATAGATACATACCCGGAAGGCATGGTTCGTGGAAAAGAATTCTTCATTGGATCGTTGCGAGGAGAAGCTGGGAAATCTTTACGAATTAACATTGATCCAAGCAGTCCTTGGTTTCTTAACGGCAAAGACTTTGAGTCAGGTGACGGTGTTGGTGGTATTCTTAAAATTCTGAAAGAAGGAAGAGGTCTGTCCGTACAAGAAGCCGTAGATTTACTTTCAGATTACGTTACACAAGACTACGCTCCACCTCCAGAAAACATTGTTAAGACGAACAATTTACCCACACCGGAACAGGACAAAGTTGTGCCTATAGAGCAAAAGGTACAGATCGGCCCGAATACCCCATTTCAAAGCGAATACATATATACTGACAGCAATGGCGTAGTTCTAGTTTCAGTAAGAAAATACTACGAACAGGATACAACTGGAGAAATTGTTCGGGATAGCTCTGGAAAACCTAAGAAACAATTCCGTCAGTTCATGAATGGTAGGCAAGGAATACCAGAGCCAAGGCCATTGTATAATATCCCGAACATTTTAGAAGCTGACAAAGTTATATGGGTTGAAGGCGAGAAATGCGCTGACGCTCTTAATGAGCTAGGATATGTAGCTACATGCACTATTGGCGGTGCAGGGATGCTCTCTGAGAACACAGCTTACAAGTTTGACTTTACTCCGCTATCAGGCAAAGAACTTATACTGTGGCCTGACAATGATGAAGCTGGCAAGAAACTGGCACAAATCGTTGAAGCTCAAGCCAAGCAGGCAGGCGTCAAATCAACTTTGATGTTAAAGATACCATCAACAAAGTCAGATAAATGGGATGCGGCTGACGCTGTAGACGAAGATTTTGACATTGATAAGATGATTAAGTCGAACGAAAACAAAATTAAAAAGCAAATATCTCTGCTAGATGATACG